TTCTATCATTGCACTGACAAAGGTAATCATTTTTTCTCGTTGGAAGAAAAATACGGGAATGAGATTAGTTGTCAAGTACTTGTTGCCTTGTTCCGCTATGTTCTACATGCCGTTCATTAACTCTGTAGAATTTATTTTTGCAACCAAAGAAATGAGTTATGAATCAAGCAGATGTAAAGGTGTCGTTCTACCTCAAAAAGAGCGAAGCAGATGCCAAAGGGAACTGCCCTGTAATGGCAAGGTTGAATGTCGGCAAGTACTCAGAAGCGGCATTCAGCGTTAAGATGTCGGTACCACATACGATGTGGTACTCCGGTCGTGCTACGGGCAAGAGTGTCGCAGCCCGTGAAATCAACCGTCAGTTGGACGAGATAAGAGCATCAGCTCTGCATATCTATCAAGAGCAGTCGGCAATACGAGAAGGTGTAACTGCCGATGATGTCAAGTGCCTGATTTTGGGTATGGCTTCGGGACAACAGACAGTTATGAGTTATTTCCGCACCTTCATCAAGAACTTCGAGAAGCGTGTAGGTGTGAACCGTGTCGCAGGTTCTCTCCGTGCTTATAAGTACGCCTATATGCATGTCGAGAAATTCCTCAATGAGAAGTACAAACTGACCGACCTCCCTTTTACGGCATTGGATCGTTCGTTTATCGAGAAGTATGACCTTCACTTACGGACCGACTGCCATTTGGCTCTCAGTTCTATTGTCAATCTAACAACATCCTTTAGAACCATTGTCAATGAAGCTGTGGCAGACGGCATTCTTACCTTCAATCCGTTTTGGGGTTATGAGCCTGAGCGTCCGCAGTGGAAACAGAAATATCTCACGGCTGAGGAATTGGAGTTGATTATGACAACGCCATTGCATAATGCAAGGCTCTATATCATTCGTGACCTGTTCCTCTTCTCTTGCTACACCGGAATATCTTATGGAGATATGTGTTTGCTGACCAAAGATGATTTGGTTACGGATGAGAACGGCACACTGTGGATACGGACCTCCCGTAAAAAGACAAAGGTCGAGTATGAGGTACCACTCCTTGAAGTTCCCTTACATATACTTAATAAGTATCGTGATGTAGAGCCAAACGGAAAGTTGTTGCCTATGTACTGCAATTCCGATGTGAATAAATATCTGAAGACAATAGCTGCCAAATGCGGTATAAATCGTAGAATCGTCTTTCATGCGGCCAGGCATACATACGCTACGGAGATTACACTCTCGCACGGTGTGCCATTGGAAACGGTCAGTAAAATGTTGGGGCATACACGAGTTGACACCACTCAGATTTATGCGAAAGTAACCGATGACAAGATAAATGCTGATACCAAAAGGCTAGATAACAAGATTAGTGAACGCTTTACAATCGCCATTTGACAAACATTAAAACGATTAAATATGAAAGCAAACAAGAATACAGAGAACCAGAACACAAAGCGTCGCAGCACCTTCGCCATACTGTTCTACATCAACCGCACGAAAATCCGCAAGGATGGTATGTGCCAACTATTGTGTAAAGTGAGTATTGATGCCGAGTGGGAACAAATTGGCACGAAAGTATCGGTAAATCCAGCCTTCTGGAATCCCGACAAAGGGCGTACCGATGGTCGTAGCGAAAATGCAGTAACGGTAAACAGAGCTATTGACGAACTTACCAAGGAGATTACTGAGCACTATAATCACCTGAAGAAGAGTTTGGGATTTGTTACGGCTGAACTTGTGAAGAATGCCGTTAAAGGTATCGGCCAAAAGCCCGTAACACTACTTGCCCTCTTCCGTGAACATAACGAGGAGTTCAAGAAGCGTGTTGGTGTGGATAGAATCAAGGAGACCTACGACTGCTATCAACGCTCATACAAGCACCTTGCAGCATTTATTCAGGAGAAACGAGGTGTGAAAGATGTCACATTACGAAGTCTTGACAAAGTATTCTATGACGATTTTGAGATATTCCTGCAAAGCGACTGTCGTCTAAGTCCCAAGACGGTACACGAACATTTGTATAGACTGAAAAAGATGACAATGCGAGCCGTCAGTCAAGGCACTTTGCGTAGAGATCCTTACTGTCGACTGCATCCACCGTTGCCTAAACGCAAGAGCCGACATATGAAGTTGGAGGATCTAAAAACCTTGATGTCAACGCCTGTAGATAAGCCTCAATTGCAACGGGTACGCGATTGGTTTATCTTCTCCACCTTTACAGGATTGGCATACGCTGATTTAAGACGGTTATCCGTGAACGATATAACACAGGCAGAAGATGGCAGCTGGTGGATACACATCAAGCGTAAGAAGACTGACACACTATCATCTATTCGTTTGTTGGATATACCACTTCGGATTATCGAAAAGTACAAGCATGAGCGGCAAAGTGATAAGGTATTCAATACCTGGGACCGAAACTATATGTCAATGCTAATGCAGGAGTTGAGTGAAGTGTATGGCTTTCATATTACCTACCACAAAGCTCGTCATAATTTCGGAACTCACATGACTTTATCGCTGGGCGTACCTATTGAGACGGTAAGTAAGATGATGGGACATACCTCCATCACCACCACACAGATTTATGCCCATGTTACGGATAAGAAGGTTGATGAGGATATGAAACGCTTGCGTGAGGTTACAGCAGACAAGAAGATAGAACTCGCAGATGAGGGTCTGAAGTTTGAGAGATGTATCAAATGGAAGCGGACAACAGTATAAAAACAATAGCAACGGCCTCAATCGGGGTCGTTGCTATTTGTTTAGGGTCATACCCATCGCTGTTCCTCTACGCAGCGTTTATGGGAATCATTGAGAATCTTTTCAATCTCTGACTCCTTGTAAAGAGCCTTGCCCTGAACAAGGTAGTAAGGTATTGCACCTGCCGAACGATACTCCTGCAATGTGCGGCGACTCACTCTGAGTATCTTGGATAACTCTTCATCAGTCAGGAACCTCTCATTGTTCAATGTAGGTTGTACCAGAGTCTCCGTCTTTTGAAGAATCTTGTTCACTCGTCTCAGACGCTCAAGTATCTCCGCGATATGCGGGTCGGTCTTGTCTATAAAAAAACTGCTCATATTCTCTTCTTTTTAATGGGGTGATAAGTGCTGTCAATGAATCTCTGAATATCCTCGGGCTTGTAGAATATCTTGTGCTTTATGCGTGCAAACGGTATCAAGCCCTTCTCTCGGTACACTTGCAGTGTTCGCTTCGAGATACGGAGTATCTGGCACACATCCTGATTATCCATCCAGTTCTTTAGGCCAAGATCCTGATTAGGTCGGCATAGTCTGTTCACTCTATCCTCAAACTCGTTGAAGTGGCTGCATATCTCATCAAATGCCTTCTTATCTATACATACGATTTCCATATTCCATACTTGTTATGAGGTTAGACATTGGGATTATTTCTCATACTTGCCGGAAGTGGCAAGCCCTTCTGCTCGAAGAAGTCCTTGACCTCGGAAGCCTTGTAGTATGTGCGTCCGTCAATCATATAGTAGCGGATAAGTTTCTTCTGGCGGTAGCGTGCAAGGGTACGGTGAGTCACGCCAAGCAGTTTGCTCAGGTCGTAGTTATCCAGCAATGTATCACCGTCGAGACACTCCTTCATCTTGTTCTGTCGCTCCAGCATCTTCTCAATCTTATCGAAGCGTTCCATCAGTTGGATGAACATCTTGTGGGCGGTTTCACTATTTATCTGTAACATCGTATAATCTGTTTAAGTGTGAATAATCGGGTTATTTACACCGTGTTGCGCAACAGGTTATACTTATTAAATGGCATCCTGCGTGCCAATGACATGGAATGACACAAAAAGACACCGATACATCATTGTGTATCAGTGAAATAAAAATTTTCAGCGTAAAAATTGAGGATTTTTAGAGTATTGCAAAATGCAACACTTTTTCGCAACCTGCTATTGCAAAATGCAAGAGTTGCGATAGATGATGCGTGTTATCCCGTTGGAGAATGAGGTGGTTTTATGAACGCTCCAACTACTTGGAGTAAGGTCATCGAATACGGGAGTTCCCTTACCTGCAATGATTGGCAGGATATAGACAACCATCTCATCAATGAGATTGTAACGGGATAGTCCTCGCAGAAGCTCTATGCTATCCTTGTCGGATATTTCAGCGATGTAGATGTCGGATCTGTTCTTGTCGGAGTCTCTTTCAGCAAGCAGGTCGAGCAACGGATAGTTTGGCATGAGGCGGTAGATGCTATGCTCGTGCCAATAAGGAAAACCCTTTGAGTCGTTCAACACCCACTGCATCAGGTTCTCGTCAGCTTTCGGAAGAAAGCCGTCCATCGTCACTGCTGTTATGATCTGAATCTTTGCCATATCGTTACCTCCGTTCAAAAAAGAAGCGTGGTCGTCACGCATCCGAACAGAGGCTCTGGCATGGGCCCAAGGAGAGTACGTAACGCCACGCTATGCCACAGGCATAGCATAAGCATACGCAATACTCTCCTTAACTTCAACTGCCAGATTTCTGTTCGGGATTCTTGCGAACTTATGTTATGTAAACGGACAGAGACCACTAATGTTCTGTCACGATATTTCAATTTTACGGCTCAAAGATACAACTTTTTGCCGATACGCGGTTCATATTGCCCCCACAATCATCATTTTATGCCGTACTTTTTCATCTTACGGTATAGTGTAGATGAGTCTACATTAAGCATTTGTGCCGCTTTTGTCTTAACACCACCACACGACTGCAAGGCTCTTATGATGCTCTGCTTTTCCAGTTCTTCGTCCTTTAACGGAAGCAGTGGAGCCTCCGAAGCATCTGCTTGTATTGCAGGTATTATGTTCAAATCCGCATAGTCGATGAGCGTATCTTTGGCCATCAATACCGCTCGTCTAATCTTGTTCTGCAACTCCCTGATGTTACCTGACCAGGAGTGTGAGAGCAACAACCGTTCCGCTTCTGCGGTAAAGCCTTCAGTAGCCTTGCGAAGCTCTGACGAGAACTTCTCGCGGAAGAAGTCGGCAAGCGGAAGAATATCTTCGGGGCACTCACATAGTGACGGCTGGTGTATCTCAAACTCACCCAGTCGATGATACAAGTCCTCACGGAAACGACCGTCAGCAATAGCCTTCTCCATATTCTCATTGGTTGCAGATACGATACGCACATCTGCCATACGCTCCTTGCTTGAGCCGACAGGCATAAATGTCCCCTCCTGCAATACACGAAGCAACGAGGATTGCATATCAAATGGCAAAGTGCCTATCTCATCAAGGAATAGCGTACCACCTTTGGCGGCATCGAAGTAACCATCCTTATTAGTGTCTGCACCCGTAAATGCTCCTTTCGTATGTCCGAAGAACATCGAGGCGGCAAGTTCACGGGGTATCGCTCCGCAGTTCACCGCCACGAAAGGCATATCCTTGCGTGTGCTGTGGAAGTGAATGCTTCGGGCAACGGACTCTTTACCTGTACCATTTGCCCCGAGAATCAATACTGAAATATCCGATGGAGCAACTAACTCCGCCATATTCATAGCTTCCTTTGCTTTCGGGCTTGTACGCTTGAAGAGCTCCTTCTCCTTACTGCGTATTGTTGATACGGGCTTTAGCAACTCCTTGACCATCTCCACCAACTGCTCGTGGAATACCGGCTTGGCAAGATAGTCCTTTGCTCCTATCTTGATTGCCTTAACTGCATCCGTTACCGATGCGTACTCGGTCATTATCACAAATGGGATATCCATCTTCTCCTTGTTAATCCATTCAAGGAGGTGTATGCCGTCACCTTGTGGCAGTCGCACATCGGAGAGTATCAGGT